AAGAGGACACAAAGTAAAACCTTTAATATAATTACCCGTTAATTCACTGGTCCATTGTTTAGTAATGGACCTATTATAAATAAATTTACGAGTAATAGACATGTTATCACCAGGCTGTAACATAAATACATCCTTTTGAAGAGTTTTCCATCGTTTAGAAAACCCTGGAGGTAATTCAGATCCATGCAAAGTAGGACTCTCGTAACCAAGAGTAGCAGCAGTTGAAACAGTCGTTGCAGGACCTGCAGCGGCAGCAGGTTGTTGATACTGAATAAGTTTCATACAATCAGTCCAAGCTGCCACAGGTAAATCATCAGTGTTAAGATTACACAACAACCAATATACCCTAATCTTCTGAACAACAGGAGATAACGAAACTACTTGAATAGTAGTTTCCACATGCTTAATAACAATTCGATCAGAATCAATAGGCACCAAAGAATTGGTTGTATAAATCGAATTTGCAGCAGGTGGATTTGAATAAGGATTCAACAAGAAAGGATCTGTACCCCAAAGAGTCTGGTAACTATTAATATTAGTAGTAAGAATAGTACCCGACATATGATACCTTGCTAAACAAGCTACACCATTCCCAGGTAATTGATAACCAACAGCAAGGTTTTCTGAAATATAATCCTTTGAATGAACCAATTGATAAGTACCTTCAATTTTAGGCGCAGCATTAGGAAATACTTTAATTACTTTGTCTGGTAATTTGGACCAATCATTGTGCGACCCAGGACTACCTGTATAATGAGCAGCACGAGAACGACCAGAGAGTTTGCGATATTTACGATTAGCAAGCGTTGCAACCTTCTTTCCAACTCCGACGGCGTTTCGGACAGCTCGTCCAAGCTGATAAGCCTTCTTTGCCTTCCCATAGAAGTTTGAGGCTGAAACGGCGGCGTTAATGACATTTTTTCGTTTGAATTTCATTTAAATAAGTAAAGAAGTTTTATTAAATTTTATCAATAAATTTCATCAAATTTCAACAATTTCAACTTCACGTTCAGTTACCTCTTCAATAGTCATTCGTCGCTCGAGCGCGGCGAAAGTGACATAATCGAGTTCGGGGTACCAGGCGGAGGGGTGCAAGTTTGAGGTGATAAAGAATCGCGTTGCCATGAGGGGGACACTGGATCCTTTGACTTCCACACGGACTGGAAATTTATCAAGCCATCGCAAGAGGTGCGCGATGTCGATAGCTCCTCGAAATTCATCGATGATAACATTAGCTTGACCGAGGTAGCCGCACCAGAACTTCGAACGTGGATCTTTACTAAATGCATCATAACCTGCTCTAAGCCAGGCTCGATGTGACTTTCCAAGACCAGTTGCGCCCCAAAAAACTGTACACACTCGGTCCATAGCAACCGGTTGTAAAGAATCTGTGCGGATGCGGCAGAGGTTGGGGTAATAACGCACGTATACGTCCCCAACGATTTCCTCCAATCGACCTTGCTGAGCAAGATCTTTGACGAGCTGCCAATCTGTAGGGGAGTTCCTCTTGAAAGGACGTTCGCCGAATTCGAACGGCACCCCAACTCGGGTGTCCTCTTTCCACACATAGGCTTCGGCGGCTGCGCTTCGGGTGAGTTCCCAATGCCCAACATGCGGGAGCCAAAGCTGACGGACGGCGGCAAGAGAGGCCTTCCTTTGAAGAATGAAGAAGATTTGGAAGTGGCGCAGTCCGCCAACTCCTTCTTCCAACTGCCCACGGATGTAGGCGAGACCTGGTTGGAGAGCGGGGACCCATTCAAGCTCGGGCTGGACAGGTAGCGTTCCAATCCAATAGGTGCCTTGACGTCGCTCTGCCATTCCATAATTTTAATTTTTACAAAATTTTGCTTCAAAACATGTCTACTTATATACTAAAAGTCACGTGATTTTCACGTGTAGTTCTCTCAGCCAATAAAAATCGTTCATTTTTTTTTCTCCGACGCCACTGAGACTTCGAGAACGGAGAATCCGCAGTAGTAAGTAATACTAGGGCACGGACATTTTAAAAAAATGTCAAAAGTGCCCTTTGGTGCTTACTACTGCTCGATTCTCCTCGGCAATTATTTCCATCGCTTCGCGATCACGCACCCCCTAAAGGGGGCCCCCAAGTGCGGTCTAATTTAAAACGAAATTCATATATAATAGTTTTATTAATCAAATTATCCAATTGGATTAGCATTAATTTCTTCATCATCAGCATCGACAATAGCTGTTGCATTAGACGTATTGTTTTGAACATAACCTAGTTCATTACGTCTAACGTTATATCTTCTAGTCCCAACAGCAGCAAAAGTAATTTTGTCTGTATGCATATAACCAATTTTAGTTCTTGCATAGGTAACCCTATCAATATCAGTTGGAGGATAAGCTTGAGTATCAGCACCAATACCAACTAATGCACCCTCTGTCACCACAAGAGGACACAAAGTAAAACCTTTAATATAATTACCCGTTAATTCACTGGTCCATTGTTTAGTAATGGACCTATTATAAATAAATTTACGAGTAATAGACATGTTATCACCAGGCTGTAAC